AAGAGCATTATAAAGAGTGATAAAAGTTTTACCCGTTCCTGCACATCCATATGCCACAAGATGTTTACCTTCGGCATATGCATCAAAAAGTTTTCTTTGATTGTCTGTGAGGGGTTCAATATCTAATAGATATTCACTCCCAAGTGCTTTTTTTCTTTTCATCTGACGGGTTGTAAGACCAACACCGATTGGTTGATCATTCGTCCTTTTTCTTCTTGCCATTAGATTTTCTTTACACGAGAACCAGGTGCTTTTGCTGCTTTACCAAGAACATCATTCCATCCAGGATTTTTTGCGACGAGTTTATCTTTCCACTCACCAACTTCTCCCGGTGTGGCGCATCCTTGCGACCAATCCCTTTGCCATTCGGGATTGTCCTGATACCACTGTGTGATGTCATGAACACTCATTTCAATCACTTTCGTCTCACCAGTTTCTTTATGAATAATCGGATAAATTGCCATTGTTTATAATAATGTGTATCGTTATTTAGACCCACTCAAGGGCTTCTGAGACTGCTGGGAATTGTTCGACAAATACCTTCTTACATGCTTCTGCAATTACCATATGTTCTTTCTGAGTTCCGTGAGCAGAACGCAAATTGATATAATGTATCCACGACCTGCAAGAGCCAGTCATATAGATCCTTGTGGGGACTGCCAGTGGCAATACAAACCTGGCACACTCCTTTGCGACCTCTGCATCTAAGAGTTCCTTGTAAAGGTTCTGAGCAGCATCAAAGTGATCTTGGATCTTAGAGTAGAGTTGAGCAGTAACGTCTGCTGGAAGGTCATCTGTAGAGTTCTGACGGTTCTTTGTGTCCTGTCTACGAAGTTCTGGTAGAGGAATATCATTGGCAATCAGATTCGTGTCTGCATACCTCTGAGAGAACTCTTGGAATGTGAAACTACGGTGACGCAGAATTTGTGCCGCAATACCACGAGTAGTCTCAATCTCCAGTGTCATAGTTGCCTGTTCGAACACACTCCAGTGATTGTGCTTAATGCAATACTTCAGAAGTCCAGCATAGTTGGGATTGTCCTGATTATTTGGATTGCTGACACGGGCAATGTATGCCATCGTAGTTTCAGCATTAGGAGTAATACTAATCAATTTTACAGTCATTTCTTTCCAAATCCTTTGAATGTTTGTGCTTCAATTTGTGCAATTTCTTCCTTTACAACTCGCAATCGTGCTTTCATCTCCTTAAGTTGCTCATCAGAATATAAATGATCCTGCTTCGTAAGTTTTCCAAGCATCTTAACCAATTGTTTTGCTCTTTTAGTCATCATCATCCTCAAAAATTTCGTCGTAATCTAAGTCTTTTGGTTTGATATCATCAAACTTATATGTCTGAACATCAGAATATAATTCTGCTTTCAGGGAATCGACAAGAAGTTCTAAATTACGAACAATCAGTTTTACTTTTTCCTTATCCATAGATAAAAATTCTTTCAATTCATTCTACATAAAAAAAGGGAGGGTGTCAACCCTCCCAGAATATCATCGCATTGCCATTGCAAGTTTTGCTTGGTGTTTGCGTTGTTCTTTTTCTTTTTGATTTTTAATAAGAACTAATTGCCAATTGTTTTTTGTTTTCATAATAGGTGCTCCTTTACTTTGTGGGTATTGGTGCGTTCCTTCGGTATTCCTACTTCCGTTTGCTATTCGCAAATAGCAAATGAACGTTCGATTATTTAGTTAATTAACTTTGTAACATTTGATACTTTTTTGAAAAAACCTTCACGTGAGAAAATTTTGGGGGGATTTTTTCCGACTATTTTGGGAATTACTTGCGTTTTTTAGTTTTAGGTGCTTGATAACCCCAGGTATTTGGATTGTGTCTACCGTATCCAAAAGCAATATCCTTCAAGTTTTCACGAAACTTATCCCAGTACATGTCGAATAAACGTGTTTTCGTTCCTCTGGTGAGATCAAAACAAATTTTATCCTCTACAAGGTACTTGATGATGCGAGCATCGTTCGGTGCTTCTTTAGTACTTACATCAGCATACGAACCATTTTCGATTAAGATGTCGCAACCGTATCGTGATTTACAAGTTTCTTTTTCTGATGGTGTCCAATGATTCATATGCTTTTCTATGTTTTGCGTCTCATCAATAACTTGATTCATGAACGTCCTCCCCAAACAATTTGGGGGAAAGCTTCCGAAACGACTTCTTTCGTAATTTTGTATTTGTCACTCAACTTTTTATCCTTAACAAGACAAATAATTTCTGCTTCAAGAGGATGGAGACCTTCAAGGAGATTAATAAACATTGTTTCACGACGAATAGAAGTTATACCATCATTACCACCTTTAATGAAATGGTAAAAATGTTTGTATTCCTTACGAATTGTCGTTCTTCCTTGAATGTCAGACACACCTAAAGAGAATGAACCAGATTCATACATAGAACGAATCTCTTCGGTGATTTTTGTTGAAAGAGTTCCACTATAAGTTGTCTGATCGTCATATCCAGAATAGGGGACAGCACCTTCCGGAAGCATGGCAATTATTGATTCATCAAAATTCCAAATTAAAAGAGATCGAATTGAATCGTGATCATATTTTTGAAGCACTTCTACTTTTTTTTCTTTTGATCTCTGTCTTGAAACTAAATCAAAAATTTCAAAAGTTAGTGGATTATTAGGCAAACTATCAACCGCAATCGTTTTTGTAGTTTTTGTTGCGGTATTAGATGCTTTTTGCTTAGTCGTCGTCGTCTGTGTCGTCGTAGTCATGATAGTTTTCAAAATTAAATGCAATTACTTCGTCTGGTATAAGATTTCCCTTCTGATCAAACATCTCAGGATGAGGTCTTGGAATCTCCCGATAGTTCATCATATACTCTCTGACCACCCAACCTGTTACAAGTCCCACTATAAGAAATAATACGGTTAAAAATGAACCGAATACTAGGCTAACTGCTAACATTTTTTTTCTCCGGGAAACTACTTTTTCCTTAATATAAAGGAAAATTCAAAATAGATGGTAGTCTCTCGATTGAGAAAGCAAACCATCTTCTCAAAGATGATATGGAATGGTTTAGTCTGCTTTCTCCTTCTCCCATTAAGTATAAGTTCAACACCACGATTCATACCGTGGTCTTCCGATTTATTTAGGTTTGAATTAAGCAATTTGTTTTTCTTTAAGAAATTTAACGGTATCCACACAACCACCAAGTTTTACATCATCACATAATACTTGTGGGAATGTAGAACCTTCACCAAACTTCGAATAAAACTCATCTTTGGTAAAGTCATCATCTAAAGTATACACTACAAACTTGTTTCCTGTCAACTCAAGAACTTGTTTGACTTTATAGCAATATGGACAATCTTGTTTGGAATAAACGGTAAAATTCATAATTGTTTAATATCTGTAATAATTTATATAAGAAAAAAGAGGAGATTTCTCTCCTCTCTATTATACCACCAACTCACTTCTTCCCACCACAGAAGAAGGTCTTGGTTCTCGAAGTCACAGAGAATTCATCAAGACATCTATATTATACAGCATTTACATTTGAGTGTCAACTGGTCTTTCCCACTTCGTTCCTTCCTGAACGATTCCATCTCCATCACCATCTCTTGCATCAGGATTATAACCATCAGCAATCTTTTCTTCTAATGTTTGTTCTATAGGTTCAGGTTCAGGTTCAGGTTCTTCAACAACTACTTCTACTGGTTCTTCAACAACTACCTCTACTGGTTCTTCAGTTACTACTGGTTCTTCAACAACTTCTTCAGTTACTACTTCCTCTACTACAACAGGTTCTTCTACTTTTATCCAAGGAAGAGGTAATGATGCGATAGGTGGATTATACTTACTTGCAATCTCATTTGCAAGATATGTTTGTAAGTATCCAACATCAAGGTTGCTTTCTAACCAACTAATCACAGTTTCTTTTGTGAGAGTTGAATAATCGGTAAATGCTTCTGGACTTGGTGATGAAAGAGGATAAGAATTACTCATAGATGCTGAGATTCCATTCTCATCTACTCCCGTAAGACTCCAGTGAATAATTTTAACAACATCCATCAATCCATTTTCTGATGGAGCACAGTCTAATTTAGAAATACTCCAAGTATAAGTAATCATAATTTTTTAGCATACACCATATTTAGATTTGAGATTATTGGACTGTATTTCCATACTCTCAAAGCCTTTAACCGTCATCCAGGTCACCATTGAATATCTGTTTCCTTTGGTGACTGGTTCTACACCGTGTCTATAATAACGATTGGAAGGGAAACATACAAGAAGTCCAGGTTCAGGACGAACACGAATATGAAGGTCTGGAAATACAAAATCTCCACCTTCAAATTCATTATTCAAATATAAGACCATAGACAAATCACGGTCTACTGTTTTTCTCCACAGTTGTGTTTGGTCTGGTGCAGTCCATACACCTTCACCATCAATATGAGGTTGGTAGTGTCCTCCTACATCATAACAAAGAAGTTGTGGAACCTCACTACTATCCACTTCAAACTGATAAAAAGGGTTGATGACTTGCTTTACAATATGATGCATCAGTTCATTGACCTGTGGAAATACAGGTTCAATTGGTGCAATTTGAGTATCTCTTGTTCTCTTATCAGTAATCCATTCAGTTCCTCGTGTCTGATTGGATTTGTCTGGGTCAAATACTGAAAGGTCTTCTGTTCTTGAAGTTTTCATATGATTTACCAGAGCATCAATACCTTCTTGACTGATGACTTTTGGTGCAATCAAAACTTTGGATAATAAATTCATTAGTAATAATGTAGTTGAAAGTATTTATGTTGGAGTGTTGGAGGTTGCTGCGTGAGAATTTCTTGCAGTAAATAATGGACCTCTTGGTGATGCTGTTACAGAATCATTAGAGAAATCTATACGGTCTACTGTATTTTTTCGTGTTGGAGCTGAGGGACTATAACCACCACCAAACCAACCATAATTAGAGTTTCCTGTTGCTGCTAAATATCCTCTTGCAGAACTTAATGGTCCTCTAACAGATGCTGTTACACCATCATTAGAAAAATCTATACGGTCTACTGTTGCTACTACTGATGGAGTTTTACCACCACCAAACCAACCATAATTAGAGTTTCCTGTTGCTGCTAAATATGATTTTGCGGCAGTTAATGGACCTCTTGGTGATGCTGTTACAGAATCATTAGAGAAATTTATACGGTCTACTGTTTCTAATGGTCCCGGACCTCCACCACCAAACCATCCATAGTTAGAGTTTCCTGTTGCTGATGTAGCAGTTCTTGCAGTAAATAGTGGACCTCTTGGTGATGCTGTTGAGGAATCATTTGAGAAATTTATACGGTCTATTGTTGCTAATGGTCCCGGACCTCCACCACCAAACCAACCATAGTTAGAGTTTCCTGTTGCTGCTAAACCATATCTTGCTAAACTTAATGGACCTCTTACTGATGCTGTTGAGGAATCATTTGAGAAATCTATACGGTCTACTGTTGCTACTGCTGGAAATCCACCACCAAACCAACCATAGTTAGAATTTCCTGTTGCTGCAAAATATGCTCTTGCTGCACTTAATGGTCCTTTTACTGATGCTGTTGAAGTATCATTAGAGAAATCTATACGTTCTACTGTTGCTACTACTGATGGTATGCGACCACCACCAAACCAACCATAATTCCCCGTTTTTTGTAGACGAATACTTGAAGACCTTGCTTGTCCTGATGTTGATGCTAATTCTGCTCTTCCTCCTGGAGAACTTAATGGACCTCTAACTGATGCTGATACAGAATCATTGGAGAAATCTATACGATCTACTATTGAAGAAAAACCTGAACCTGGAGTGCCACCACCAAACCAACCATAGTTAGAGTTTCCTGTTGCGGAATGTTTATATCTTGCAGAACTTAATGAACCTCTTGGTGCTGCTGTTGCATTATCATTAGAGAAATCTATACGATCTATGGTTAATGTTCCTGATGTTCCTGTTGTTGTTCCACCACCAAACCAACCAAAATTGGAGTTTCCTGTTGCTGCCAAATGCCTTCTTACACCACTTAATGGACCTCTTGGTGATGCTGTTGTAGAATCATTTGAAAAATCTATACGGTCTACTGTTGCTACTGGTCCAGGACCACCACCACCAAACCAACCATAGTTAGAGTTTCCTGTTGCTGCTAATCTATATCTTGATGCAAATAATGGACTTCTTGGTAATGCTGTTCCAGAATCATTTGAAAAATCTATACGTTCTACTGTTGATACTATTGGAATAGTTCCACCACCAAACCAACCATAGTTAGAGTTTCCTGTTGCTGCTAAAGAATTTCTTGCTCGACTTAATGAACCTCTTGGTGATGCTGTTGCATTATCATTAGAAAAATCTATACGATCTACTGTAGAACGATTATAACCACCACCAAACCAACCATAATTGGAGTTTCCTGTTGCTGCTGGTCTATATCTTGTGGAACTTAATGGACCTCGTATATTTGCAATTCCAGTATCATTGGAGAAATCTATGCGGTCTACTGTTGATACTGCTCCTGGAGCAATGCCACCACCAAACCAACCGTGAGTTTGAGCACTACTCCAAGTGGTATTTGTAACTGTCGTATCAGTCACTAACATTACCAAACCAGTTTGATCTGCAATACTTGCAGTTACAGAACCAACATAACCAGTAGTCGCATAAGAAACTGTTGTAGTTCCTCCAAATCCTGTGACTACAAAATTTCCATTATATCCAGTGTATGCAGCACCAGCAGTAGAAAGACCAGAAACTGCAATCTTTGCACCAGTATAAAAAGGTGTCGTAGAAAGACCAGCAGCAGTTGAAAGAGTAAGAGTTGCAATGCCGGTAGAACCTAAAATTCCACTCACAACAGTAATACCAGCACCTACAGCAGTAGAATTAATATCTACAGCAGAAACCGTAATGGGATTTGATACGTTTAGAAAAAATCCATCAAGACCAAATACGTCTCCTGCTGGCATCTACTTTCTCCTTATGAGTTTCTGGATTCTAAAAGTTGTTGATGTTGTTCGGTTCCAGGTGCAAGCAAACCTAAATCAGTATTCGTCACTTCTTCAATACCACGAAGAACTTTCTCTTGCAGTGTATTCAAGAACTTATCAGGGTCATTAATCGCATCGGCAAGAGCACCATAACCATTCTTAATGCGATTCGTATCATCACTGACTAATGTAGGAGCAGTTCCTCTTCTCATTGAGTGAAGATTACCGATACTAATACCAGTCTTGGAACTTACCATTTCATCCAGAGATTGCTCTGCGAATCTGCGTTCCCAATAGATATGGTCCTCATTCTCAAACTGTTCTTTGGTGACTGTCTTACCACCATTCAGTTCAATCAAACGATTAATAATTTTATCAAAGAAATTCATTTGCTGAATGCGGTCACGAATCTCTAACTCACAAGACTTCAAGTAGTTTTGAGTTGAAATTGAATCCAAATCGTGCCAGTAGAGTTTTGTTGATCCACCACCAGGTCCAGAAGTGTGCCACTCTACAGGTTCATCAGTATTCTTATCTTTCCAACGATACTCAAACTCACGAACCTTCTCTTTCATCTCAATCAGTTTCTGCATATAACCTTCGGCAAGAATACGACGATTCTTAATTGCTGCCTGGAATGCTGCTGGAACTGTGTATTGCTCTAAAAGAAAGAACTTTTCAATCTGGAAATTGGTTCTTCCTTGTGCGAGTTCTTTATCTGCTTCTTCCCAACGAAGCACTTCATCAAATGCTTGTTTTAGATATTCTTCGTTATTTACTGCTTCCTCTGGGGAAATAATTTGCAGTTGATTGCAATTTTCAGTCATAGTTTGTGTATTAAATGGTTCTAATGTTTGTTTCCAAACGTTTGCAATTTTTTTCCAATCATAAGTTTCAGTAGCATAATGTGAAACAGATTGTGAAATTTGGTCGTAGTACTGCCTATCAGTATCAAAAAAGTATAATGCAGATTTACAGGCATCTATAAAGTTATTTAGGAAGTTATCTGTGACTTCATATCCTTTTGATGTTCTTATTCCTTCCATAGGAACAATGTTTGCAATCTCATTTGATACTTCTGGAAGTGCTCCAATATCTGTAAGAATTGGAAAGCATCCACAAGACATTGCTTCTGCTAATGAAACACAGAATGTTTCTTCCCAGATATTGGGATGAATAAAGAATGCTGCGTCTTGTAAGTGCTCTATCAGTTCTGCCTGGTCTACTGCTGGTGAGTAGATTACATTTGGAAGTGATTTGAGATACTCATAAAGTTCGGTGTATGGGTCTTCTTCAATATCATAAAGATTCATCGCAGAGAAAATCTTGAATGTTGCCTCTGGAATATGAGGAATGATTTGTGCTAATACTTCAAGACCTTTATAAGGTATGGAAGTATAGATAAATGTCTTTGATTTTCTTGATGAGTATGTGAATTGCTTTGATACTCCTGTTGGAATTGTGACGATTTTATCTTCGGGAATATAATGATACTTAATAAACTGCTCTCTACACCAGTTGGATGGGGAGACAATTAAATCACAAATTGAAAAATCAAAGTTAAGATAAACTGGTTGGTCGTAAGAATGTTGCGACCATAATAATTTGACTGGTTTATTTGATTGTTGAAGTTCTTGTGGTAAATGAGAAACTATAATGTTTTCTGGAAACTTATAATATTCTTCAAGAAAAAAATAAGAACTTTCACTTGCTCCTGATTTCATATATTATCCTATTGGGGTGTTTGATGTTGCTGCTAATTGACTTCTTGATGAACTTAATAAACCTCCTCTTCTTGATGCTATTGCATTATCATTAGAGAAATCTATACGATCTACTGTTTGTACAAGAACTGGAGCTGATGGAACAGTACCACCACCAAACCAACCATAATTAGAGTTTCCTGTTGCTGCTAAATCATATCTTCCTGCTGGAGAATTTAATTGACCTCTTGGTGATGCTCTTACAGAATCATTAGAGAAATCTATACGGTCTACTGTTGATACTGTTGTTGATGGACTAACACCACCAGCAAACCAACCATAGTTAGAGTTTCCTGTTGCTGCTAAAGCATATCTTTGTAAAGTCAAGACACCTCTTGGAGATGCCTGTACGGAATCATTTGAAAAATCTATACGGTCTACTGCGGAAAACCTGTTACCGGCAGTATTAGGATTTATATATCCACCAGCAAACCAACCATAATTAGAGTTTCCTGTTGCTGCTGATCGCAGTCTTGCTGTAAATAATGGACCTCTTGATGATACTGTTGCTAAGTCATTAGAAAAATTTATACGGTCTACTCTTGATATATTTGATGGTGTTGCTGGACTATTTCCACCACCAAACCATCCATAGTTTGAGTTTCCTGTTGCTGCTGACATCTCTATTACAGTAAGTAATGGTCCTCTAACAGATGCTGTTACACCATCATTAGAAAAATCTATACGATTTACTGATGATACTCTTACAGTTGGAAGAATTGTATATCCACCACCGAACCAACCATAGTCAGAGTTTCCTGTTGCTGACATATTATATTTTCCAACTGATGGAGCAACTACTGAACCTCGTACTACTGTTGTAGAATCATTTGAGAAATCTATACGGTCTACTGTTGAATATGACCCACCAATAGGAGAAGGAGCAAATCCACCACCAAACCAACCATAATTCCCTGCTTTTTGTCTGCGAATATTGAGAACTCCTGATGTTGCTGCTAAATTAGATCTTGCTGGTGAAGTTAATGAACCTCTTGGAGATGCTGTTACAGAATCATTTGAGAAATCTATACGGTCTACTGATGTTACTCGTGTTGTTGATGCGCCGGTTGGCGGTGGGGCTGGTGTCGAGAAAAGACCACCACCAAACCAACCATAATTAGAGTTTCCTGTTGCTGCTAAATTAGATCTCCCTGGTGAAGTTAATGGACCTCTTATTGATGCTGTTGATAAATCATTCGAAAAATCTATACGTTGTACTACTGTATACTCTATTGGTCCTGTCCCGGATGGTGTGTCACCACCACCAAACCAACCATAGTTAGAGTTTCCTGTTGCTGTTAATGCTCCTCTTGATAAACTCAATGGACCTCTAACTGATGCTATTGATGCATCATTTGAGAAATCTATACGATCTACTGTTGAGATTCCACCTGGGGAAACAGCAAACCAACCATAGTTAGAGTTTCCTGTTGCTCCCATATTATATCTTCCTGAACTTAATGGACCTCTTGCTAATGCTGTTGCTGCATCATTTGAGAAATCTATACGGTCTACTGTTGAAAAGGTTGGTGTTCCCGGAATAAGGCCACCACCAAACCAACCATAGTTAGAGTTTCCTGTTGCTGCTAATCTAAATCTTGCTAAACTTAATGGACCTCTTGATGTTGCTGTTGCAGAATCATTTGAGAAATCTATACGGTCTACTGTTGATACTCCCGGAAATCCACCACCACCAAACCATCCATAGTTAGAGTTTCCTGTTGCTGTTAATCCCTGTCTTGCGGAACTTAATGAACCTCTTGGTGATGCCGTTGCAGAATCATTAGAGAAATCTATACGGTCTACTGTTGCTACTGATGATGGTGTTCCACCACCACCAAACCAACCATAATTCGCAACGGATTCTTTATTCAACCAATCACCAGTCAGTCTTGACCCTCTTGCCTCATTAAGAGTAAATGCTCCAAATATATTGTTATTATTGATTGTCATTTACTTATATGAAAAGACTGATGGGTTGTTTTGCCTTTCTCCAAAATTCCATACCAGAATACTTATTCAATACATAATCACTCAAAACTTCTTCAGGTCTTTTAGAAGTTCTCTTCACCTGCTTACGAACTTCGTGCATATCACTCAATCCGTAAACCTCATCATCTCTCTCACGGTATTTATGACTTACATTCCCAAAGTCGTGTTTGTATTCAGGAATCTCTAAAAACTTATAAACCTTATGCATTGTCTCTTCTGGACGATTCACCAAGTCATTATACTCAATCATATGCATATACTTCTCACAACCCTTCTTAAACCCCTCTCCAAAGGCATATAAGGACTGGTCTACAATACCTTCGGGGCACATTAGATAATCACACCGATTGTCGTCTGTGGGTGTATATCCTTTATCTTTCAGTGCCTTATCTACAAATGATACTTGATTAGAATTGCGATGAATCATTTGAATAAAAGATGCAAGAATCTCTACTACATCTCTTACGGGGCACAGAATCTTTGGGGTTTTTGTGATGTATTCTTGTATTCTATCGGTGTTATTAGGCCAAGCACGGCAACAATCTGCTATAATTGGTTTATCAATATCACTATAATAATTATCAATCACACTTGAAATAATCTTATGTTGTTGAGGTGGTTTTGGATATGCAAGTGCCTGCTCTGATTTATTAAAATACTGTTCCGTATAATACATCACTTCAAGAACTGGCGAGATTGCTCCTGCGTGAATGTCTGGATTTTGATTTAATATTGCTTTAAATAAGGTGCTCCCAGAACGAGGAAGACCTGAGACGAAGATGTAATCTTTATTCATATTATGCATTATTAAAGAAGAACAATTGAACTAATCTACCATTTTCTAAACTATCTCCAAAGTTTACTCCGTGTGAGTGCCAGAGTTTTGGGTCAAAGATGACTGCTCTATTATACCTCATATTCGCAAGACAATATCTATCCCACTTGGAACGGTCAAGTCCATCACCGTAGGTAATACCATCACGGATTTCATCATAAGAACTATAACCAAACCACGATGCTTCTTCTCTTTCGGGGCATCTTTCCCATCCCAGTTTCTTATGTTTCCAGAATGATGTTCCTGCCTCATCAATAACTTGATGTGGTAGATTCATATAAAGAACACAACCCCATTCCCAGATTGGGTCAATGTGAATGTCTTGTTGATATGTATCTGCTTCTAATGATAATCTAAAGTCTCCGTGATTACCACAATCAGCAGGAACTAAATGTCTTCCAATCAGATTCTCAAACTTATCGTGAATCTCTTGATTGTAGAAAGTTCCTTTGGAGTTTCTGCCTGGATAAGTATAACCGTCTTGTGGTTGTGGATACTCCAGGTTCAGTGCATATTGACGAACTTCATATGGATTCTCATAGAAATTATCAACAATAATAATGTTCTGCTTCATCAGTAATAATGTAGTTTGAAGTATTTATGTTGGAGTGTTGGAGGTTGCTGCTAAATCATTTCTTGCTAAACTTAATGGACCTCTAACTGATGCTGCTGCTAAATCATTAGAGAAATTTATGCGGTCTACTGTTTCTACTTCGTTATTATCATAACCACCACCAAACCAACCATAATTGGAGTTTCCTGTTGCTGCTAAACCATATCTTGCCGAACTTAATGGACCTCTTGTTAATACTGATACAGAGTCATTAGCAAAATTAGTACGTTCTACTGTGTCAACTTCTGCAAGGCCACCACCACCAAACCAACCGTAGTTAGAGTTTCCTGTTGCTGCTAAACTATGTCTTGCTGCACTTAATGGACCTCTTGGTGATGCTGTTGCAGAATCATTAGAGAAATCTATACGGTCTACTGATGCTAATGGACCAGGTTGTCCTCCACCAAACCAACCATAGTTAGAGTTTCCTGTTGCTGCTAAACCATATCTTGCCGAACTTAATGGACCTCTTGGGGATGCTGATACGGAATCATTTGAAAAATCTATACGTTCTACTGTTGCTACTGTACTTGGTGTTGATGCTGGAGCACTACCACCACCAAACCAACCATAGTTGGAGTTTCCTGTTGCTGACATACCACTTCTTCCTGTACTTAATGGACCTCTTACTGATGTTATTGAGGAATCATTAGAGAAATCTATACGGTTTACTGTTGCAGCTCCCGATCCACCACCAAACCAACCATAGTTAGAGTTTCCTGTTGCTCCTGGATATTGTCTTGATGAAGTTAAGACACCTCTAACTAATGCTGTTGCATTATCATTAGAGAAATCTATACGATCTACTGTTTGTGATGCATTACTATTAAATGTACCACCACCGAACCAACCATAATTCCCTGCCTTTTGCAGTTTGATTGCTGGTCCTTTTGCTTGTCCCGATGTTGCTCTCGGATTATTTCTTGCTAAACTTAATGGTCCTCTTGGGGATGCTGTTACAGAATCATTAGAAAAATCTATACGGTCTACTACTATTGACCCACTACCCCCAAACCAACCATAGTTAGAGTTTCCTATTGCTCCCATATATGCTCTTGCTGCTGTCAATGAACCTCTTACTGATGTAGTGGAAGTATCGTTGGAAAAATCAATGCGATCTACTGTTGCCGATGCTGCTGGAACTTTACCACCACCAAACCAACCATAGTTAGAGTTTCCTGTTGCTGCTGCTGAATATCTCGATAAACTCAATGGACCTCTTGGTGATGGTGTTGTCGCATCATTAGAGAAATCTATACGATCTACTGTTGATACTGTTAATATTGGTGAACCAGATCTACCACCACCAAACCAACCATAATTGGAATTTCCTGTTGCTTCTAATGAATCTCTTACCGAACTGAATGGACCTCTTGGTGATGGTGTTGTCGCATCATTAGAGAAATCTATACGATCTACTGTTGATCTAAGACCACCACCTGGCAGATAACCACCAGCAAACCAACCATAGTTAGAATTTCCTGTTGCTGCTAATGCATCTCTTGCTAAACTTAATGAACCTCTTAATAATGCTGTTGCCGAATCATTTGAAAAATCAATGCGGTCTACTGTTGAAAATCTTGGTAAACTATTAGCACCACCACCAAACCAACCATAGTTAGAGTTTCCCGTTGCTGCGTGATTATATCTTGCTGAACTTAATGAACCTCTAACATTTGCAGTTCCAGTATCATTTGAGAAATCTATACGGTCTACTGTTGCTGTTGTTGGACTACTACCACCACCAAACCAACCGTGAGTATCATCAGTACTCATCACCTCAAGTCTCTTCAATTTATAAGCAACTTGTAGACCAAATACTCCAATTGCCATTTTACTTACCGAATACGTGAGAACCGATGTGCTGTAATTCTATACTTGTATCCATCCAAACATCATAACCAATATCACTCACACGATGAAAGAAACTCATATCTTCTCCCAAGTATTTTCCTTCCTTATTCATTTCGGCAAAGTAGTGATATGAATTATGATATTCTTTTTCAGTAATTGGATAGTTTGAATTATTCAATCCTGGAAAATACTTTAATTCACTATAATGCTTATTTAGTTTCTCAAACACATTTCTATGAATTAATACAAATCCCATTCCAATTCCACCAATCTTTACCAGATTTCCACATAACTTTACAGGATTATAAAGTTCATAACAGTGTCGTATTGGTAGTGTCTTCATAGGATATGATGCAGACACAATTGGTTTTTGATATGAATACAACTTCAACATATCTTCTGGTTGAAATGCAACATCAGCATCCAGACAGAACAGATACTCAAACTCGGTATTATTCACAAAGAAGTTAGCAATTCTTGACCGTCCGTGAGTAATCAAAGACTCATTTGCGACGGTCATAATCCCGTGGTCTATATTATTACGAACTAAAAGTTTACCAAGATTAAAGAGTGATGTTGTGGTTTTTTCATTCACCATTCCACCATAACAAGGCAATGATATAAGAATACTCATAAATTAAGTAGTTTTTTGTTTTGCTGCGATTTGTATTTCTATTGCGTATGGTGTATTTGATGAGGCAAAGATTGATTGACCAATTCCCAATCTCTTCGGTGATTCACAAAGTTCAATTGAAGAGTTTCTTGGAATCACCATATTATATGCCAACCAGGAGAAGATTGTATCAGTATTACCAATACCTACAGAAACAGGATAATCACCACCAGGATAGATAGTACCATCAGAGATATTGGAAACTCTTATGGACTGAATGATTGATGGATAAGTATTTCCAGTTCCATAATAAGCAACTGGAGTTGATGAAAGACCAGCAGTTACTGAAGTAGTGTTTGAAGAAATAGCAACAACAGTTCCAGTACCATTTTGATAGGAAGTATCTGTTGATGACTGATAAACAACCGTGACTTGCAATGCACCGTCTTGTGGAACAACGACTTCTGTGAATGAAAGTGATGTAGATGCAAGTGCTACTGTCGCAGGTCTTGTGATTGGAATTCTCAATTCACCAGGAGTATAACCAACACCCACAAAAGTATTGGTTTGAATACCAGTATTACTACCAGTTGGTTGAATTAACATTCCAGAAGCAAGGAAGTTTGTAATTGCAGCACCAGCAGTAACTGTTAGGAAGTTGGAGTTTGCTGTTTGTGAAATTGCTGCCGTTGATGTTGAACCAATACCAGTACCAGCACCAGTAGATTGTAGCACAATACTATCCAATGCATTCAGAATCATCGGTTGTTTTAAGAGTTCAACGGCAGAACCCACAGGAACTGGAAGTCTGGATACAACATCAGATACTGGTGAGAAGAATAAAGTGCCAGTAGCACGACCACTCATTGGTTTGCTTAATGTAATGTTATTTCCATCTACACTGGTTACATAAGTATTAAACTGGAATCCAGCAGTAGAACCAATACCTGTTGTTTCACCAATATTACCAGTTCCGGTGACTGCCATACCAACAGTAATGCTACTTGCAGAACCTACGGTAAATGTATGAATACCTGGACCACCACTAGAACCAACACTGACTGAAATTGATGCAGGAACTTTTCTTGCATTCATTACAAAACCAGCAGTGATTTCGGCATCACCATTGGATATATTTGTAACGTGAATTGAATGAACAATATATTTAGTTGAACCAGAAGGAAGTGTTGTGATTTGAGTGGTTGTTGTACCTACACCGACAATATCTAAGGTTCCTGTTGGTTGAACATAAAGGACATTATCAATACTTGTATCAAATTTACCAGAACCACCACCACCAGCAGCAGCAGTAGTCCATTCAGTTCCTGTTCCATTTCCTGTTGATTGGAGAACCTGACCGTTTGTTCCTGGATTTCCCGTGGAATCTCTAAATGCTCCAGTGATTCTTGCATTACCTTGAACGTGTAAAGTGTATGCTGGATTTGTGGTTCCAATACCAACATTATAAGAACTATTACCATAAATCCAAGTACCATTATAATTTCCAATAGCAAGTTGATTGGACCCAGCAAGGTTTGGTACATCAGTTCCAATAGCAACATTATTAGAACCACTTGCACTATTAACTGCAATAGAATTTCCTATAATAATATTATTATCTGAAGCACCTGTGACACCACCTCCAGCATCATAACCAATAGCAATATTATTACTAATATTTCCACCACCAGTTAGTGCTCCTCGTCCAATAGCTAAATTGGTACTTCCAGTATTACTGTAAAGTGCATTATTTCCAAGAGCTAAATTGTTAGTTCCATAAACATTACTACGAAGTGCGGCGTGTCCAATAGCTAAATTGAATTCACCACCACCATTGGTATAAAGTGCATAATTACCAATAGCAATATTATCACTTCCAGTTGTATGAGTATAAAGTGCATTCCATCCAAAAGCAAAATTGTTAGACGCTCCACCAAATGGACTAGGATTACAATTAAATAAAGCACTGTCTCCAAATACTAGATTATGAGCACTAGTAGAACCATCTCCCCTTCCAATTCTTACAAAATCATCAGCATAAAAATCATCCCCATTTGTAGCTAATTTTGTTGCAGTTATAATACCAGTAGTGTTTATGTTAATATCTTGACTTACGTTATTAGCAGTAGTTGCTGTACCAGTAAGAGTACCTACAAATGTTGTGGCAGTCACAATACCAGTTCCACTAAACAGTCCATTTCCAACAACTGTAAGTGTTGATGTTGGATTTGTGGTTCCAATTCCAACAGAACCAGAAACATAAGCACCGCCAGTTACTTGAAGTCTTTGTGCTGCAGTTCCCGTTGATGTTGCTGCTCCTACTAATATAGGTCCATTAGTGAATGTAGAAACTCCAGTGACTTGAAGTTGTGTTGCTGTTGCATTATTTAAAGTACTAATACCAGTGACTTGAACTCCAGAAGAACTTAATGTTACAGCAGAACCTACAACAACACTTGTATCAATCGTTGCGGTTCCGTAAATCCTTGTACCAGATTTAAGTTTTGCCATTTCTTATGCTTGTGCCTCCGTCCAAGATAAACGACCAAACACATTACAAGGTACTGTTGTAAGATTAGTAACCACAATCGTTAATGTATCAGGACCGTCAGGATAAATTTGAGTATTAGCAGTAGTTCCTCCACCACCAACAATTGAATTGCCAAGGTCTCTAACTTGTGAAAGGTC